CCCGCCCCTCCCCCACGGCTCTGCGCAGAATGGAGAAGGCGGACTCCCCCGGCCCGGTGACGATGGTTCGATACAGGCCGTCATCCTCCACGGCCCCCAGCGGGATGCCCAGTTCCCCGGCGATCTTCCCGGCGATCCGCCGTCCCGTCCCGGCGTACACGCCATACAACTCGTTCCGGGTCAGATACACGCCCCGGTCATAGGCCGTCAGGGTCACGGCCTCCGGCGTTCGGTCAAGTTCATGGACGCTGCCGAGGAAGATCTCCTTCCCGCCGTCATCCAGCAGCCGCACCACGTCCCCCACCGCCACGGACAGTTTCAAAAAGTAGGTGTCCGCCGGGGCGATGAGCACCGTGGCGGTGAGACACGCCGCCGCCTCGTTCCGGGTCTTGCCCAGCCGTACCGATTCCAATGCGGGCATGACCATCTGTTGTCCGATCAGCAGTTTCACAGCGTCAGCACCTTTCCGATTTGCAGTTTCCGGGGGTTTGTCACGCCGTTTTTGGCGGCGATACGCCCCCACTCCGTCCCGTCGCCGTAAAAGCGGCAGGCAATGTCCCAAAGGGTGTCCCCCTTTTTGACGGTGTAGGTCTGAGGCGTGACCCGCTCGTCCGTCCGCTTTCGGACAGGGGCGGAACCGCTCCCGCCGCTCCCCCCGGCCAGAGCCGCCAGCGCCGACTTGAATTTATACTCCCGCAGTGTCACAGTCAGCCCCACGTCCCTGTCCCCCTCCGCCAGCGTCTCGGACACGTCCTCGATGAGGAACGCATCGTTGATGTCGCTGCCGGAGATGATGAGCCGCACGGGATCTCCGGAATCCTGCCAGCTTTTCAGCATGGCGAGGACGCTTTCCGGCTCCTTTCCGTCAAAAAAGGGCGAGTAGGCACTGGGGAGGAACGTGGTCAGCCTGACCTCCCGCAGACCCCGGCCGCCCCAGATATTCACAGTCCCGCCCATGGCAAGGCTCCGCACCCGGTTCTCGTTGGGCCGGGTGACGGTGAGCCGGGCGGGATTGACTGTAAAGTAGATGCGCTCCTCACCGTTGTTGTGCCAAAGCAAAACGGTTCTGGTGTTCATAGAAAACCCCCTATCTCACAGCGGCGGCACGGCGCAGGCCCTCCAACAGTCCCTCGGCGAACCGCTCCACCGATTCCGACTTCGTTTCGTGCACCGCTTCCCGGACTTCCGACCTGCTTTCGTGCAGACCACGCCGTCTCTCTGCCGCAGAATCCGACTTCGTTTCGTGCATCGTTTCCCCGACTTCCGACCTGCTTTCGTGCAAGCCCTCTTGTCTTTCTGCCGTCAATTCCGACTTCGTTTCGTGCACCGTTTCCCGGACTTCCGACTTGCTTTCGTGCAAGCCCTCTCGTCTCGCCGCCGCAGATTCCGACTTCATTTCGTGCAGCGTTTCCTCGACTTCCGACTTGCTTTCGTGCAGGCCACGCCGTCTCGCCGCCGCAAATTCCGACTTCGTTTCGTGCACCGCTTCTCCGACTTCCGACTCAGTTTCGTGCAGATTCGACCCTCGCCCGGACACTTCCCCAGTGTTCCCGGACAGTTCCAAAGGTGCTGAAAATCGGTCATTTTCCTCGGACAACGCAAGATTTTGTGGTACAAAATCGGAAACACCACCCAAGATAGGGGCTGTCCGGTCTGAACCGTCCCCGCTGAAAAACTCATGTGAGACTTGTCCATCTTCTGCCGTACCGTCCGGTTTCCGCACGTCACCAAGTCGGATTTCCGCCTTTTGAACCGCCTTTTCCCGCACGTCCTCATGTCGGACTTTTCCCGTAAGATCCCCGTTTTCCTGCACGTCACCAAGTCGGAATTCCCGTGCTGACGGCGCTTTTGCCGCAAAATGAGGCGCATCGTTCCGCACGTCACTAAGTCGGACTTCGGCCTTTTGACCCGTGTTTTCCTGCACGCCGTCAAGTCGGATTTCCTTCTCGGACGGCGCTTCGACCGCCAAATGCGCCCCGCTGTTCTGCACGTCACCAAGTCGGACTTCCGCGCTTTTTGTCGATGCGCCGTCTCCGTCCGCCGTCACGCCGCTGAGCGCCAGGACCGTCCGTGCGGCGGCCGCCGCCTCCTCGTCGGACACATAGGCCGTCACCTCGGCAGGGGTGAACAGCCGCCCCTCCCGGCGCAAAGTCTCCCCGGCAGTCTGCAAGTCCCGGCAGGCGGCGTAAAGCAGCGCCCGCCCGCCGTCCCGCAGTCCGAGGGCGGCGCACTCTCTGGGCGGCAGGGCCTCTACCGTCACCGTACCCAGCAGACCGCATGCCACCTCAGCGGTGCGGCCCCTGCGGGAGACACGCTCCCGCAGGACGTCCGCCAGCGTCATCAGTCAGCGGCCCGGATGCTGTCCAGGCACACCAGATCGGAGGGCCGGAAGGTAAAGGGCAGCTTCTGCTGGTTCACCTCGCCCATCTTGTAGTTCATGAAGGGCAGCTCGGTAAACGCCACGTTGTCGATGCTGTACCGCTCCTCGCCGCCGTCGGCGGCGTCCGGGTCTTTCAGGGCGGTGGTGATGGTGCACCGCTTGTCAAGGCCGCGCTTGGCCTGTTCCAGCACCTCGTAGAACCGGGTGTAGACCTGCTTGAGGGTCATGGTGCCCTCTCCGGCGTAGCCGGTGATCTTGGAATCCACGTCCATGCCGAACTGGACTTTCTCCCGCTGTACCTTGATGGTCAGCGTCAACTGGGACAGTTCCGCAATGCGCGCGCCGTCCACCCAGACCTCGGCAAAGGAGCCGGACAGGGTGCGGTTTGCCTGTAAATTACTCATACGTTCCTCCTCATTTCACGTTCTGTCCGATGGTTACATGGAGATGACCAGCGCCAGATCCTCCATGGCGTCGCAGAAGGTCAGCTTGGCCTCCAAAAACACCTGACTGCCGGTGTTGGCTTTCAGAATGTCGGTGTCCTTCATGTCGGAGGTGTCCGTGCCTCTGGATTCCAGATAGCTTCTCTGCCCGGACAGAGACACAAAGCACCGGTTGTCGGCGGTCTTGTCCAGCACATCCCCTTCCAGCCCCTTGAGATAGGCGTTGATGGCCGTCACCAGCAGCAGCTTGTTGTCGTAATCGTTGAGCACCTTGCCCACATAGCCGCTCTCGAAGGCCTTGGCGATGTCCCCCCGGATCAGGTCGATGCCCTCCACGATCTTGATCTTCTGGAAGGGTGCGGCTTTGTCCGGCGTCAGCGTGGTCAGGGAGTTCACCGCGCGGCCCAGACGGTAGCCCTCCCGGCCGGGGACGATGATGAGCTTGCCCGCGTCCACGTCCGCGTCCGGCTCGGCCAGCGCGTCGCAGCCCACCACCTCCGGCAAATTGGCGTAGGTGGCGGAGCGGGTCAGGGGCAGCGCCGCCAGCAGTGCCGCCACACGGACGGCGTAATCCTTTGCCTCCATGGCGCCGTCCTCCAGCGTCAGGCCGGACACGCACAGGTTCACGATGCCCTCGCAGTCGGGAGCCTTGGCGTTGGCCACCACGGCTTTCA